TTGCGAGTTCGCCGCTTGTAGCATTTGGGGTATCTATTGTCTTAATTGCATTAAGCCTAGATTCTAAAAAGATTGATTCCGTTAAAGCCTTAGAGCCTGTAGTTATGGTTAGTTATCAAGATTATGCCAAATTAAAAATAGAATCTGTTGCCCAATATAAGTGCCTATCTAGGCTGTATGGTAAAGAAAGTGCGTGGAACCCTAACGCTGTAGGTAACCTTAACGGTACGCATAGGGTGTATGGTATACCTCAGGGCAAGAGTGAGTACTTACGTACTGCCAATCCTTATCGTCAGATTGATTGGGGCTTGGCATACATAGCCCATAAGTTTGGTATTGATGATGATGGGTATATCAATGCGTGCAAAGCGTATAAGCATTGGCAAACAAAAGGATGGCATTGAGTAGTAGAGCATTAGGGACTAAGCAATGGAAAGACCTGCGCCTGAGAGTATTGGCGAGGGATGGGTACGTTTGTACCTATTGTGGTACACACCTTGAGGGTGGCAACGCAACGGTTGACCACATCACATCCCGAAAGGTTGGCGGCTCATTATTTGATTTAGACAACCTGACTTCAGCGTGCAAGGCGTGTAATTCCAAAAAGGGTAGCCGTTTTTTAAGCCGAGGTTCTACCCCCCCTGTCTCTCCAGACTGTTCTCTCCCTGAGACGCAGATCACACGACCATCGTCGCCCTTTGAAAAGCCATGACAGCCGAACGAAAACTGAAAGTAGTCAAAGAAAACCCAACCAAGCGAGGGGCAAAGAAAAAACCGCTATTAGGTAGCACAAAACCTAGAATTCAAACACCGCCGCTAAAAGGTACGTCTCGAATTGCTGAAGTTGTGGATTTATCGAAAAAGATTGGTATGCCCTTACTTCCTTGGCAAGAATATGTACTTGAGGATATGTTGAAGGTAGATACGCAGGGAAATTTCCAACGCAAGTCAAATCTCTTGCTGTGCGCAAGACAAGTGGGCAAAACTCACCTTGCAAGAATGAGAATCTTGGCTGGCCTCTTTCTGTTCAAGGAAAAAAACATTATTGCAATGTCCTCAAACCGAAACATGGCTTTAGACACCTTTAGGCAGGTTGCTAACACGATTGAGGATAATGACTTCTTAAAAGCGCAAGTAAGACAAATCCGATACGCCAATGGTCAGGAATCAATTACCTTACTTGATGGCGCACGTTATGAGATCGTAGCGGCAACGAGAGACGGCAGTCGTGGAAAAACCGCAGATTTCCTTTACATTGACGAATTACGTGAAGTGAGCGAGGAAGCGTTTAAGGCAGCGGTTCCAGTAACAAGGGCGAGACCTAATTCTCAAACATTAATGACGAGTAACGCCGGTGATGCCTTTAGTACAGTTTTGAATGATATGCGTGAACGTGCGCTTGATTACCCTAGTAAGACTTTTGGATTTTGGGAGTACTCGGCACCTTTAGCGGCTAGGACTGACATTCGCAATAAAAAGTATTGGGCTATGGCTAACCCTGCCCTTGGTTACACCATTACCGAGGAAGCAATCGAGGAATCTATTGCCACTAACTCAATTGAAGCCACTTTGACTGAAACTTTATGTATGTGGATTGATTCGCAGGTTAGCCCTTGGACTTTTGGGTCAATTGAGGCTTGTTCGGTATCTGAACTCAGTTTGCCAGTAGGTGCAATGACTGTAATGGCCTTTGATGTTAGTCCAAGCAAAAGATCAGGGGCTTTAGTTGCGGCTCAGATAATTGATGGCAAAATTGGTATTGGGGTGATGGAAACCTTTAGTAGTGAGGTTGCTATTGACGAACTAAGAATGGCTAGTTCGATAAATGAATGGGCTTTGAAATATAGACCAGTTCAGATTGCTTACGATAAATATGCAACCGCCTCTATTGCCCAACGCTTAACTCAAAGTGGTCATAAACTAATTGATATAAGCGGTCAGACCTTTTATCAAGCATGTGGCGAATTAGCCGACAGTCTTTCAAACTTGAGGATTGTTCACTCAGGTCAAACCGAATGGGTTTCGTCAATGAATAACTGCGCCGCTAAGTATTCGGACGCAGGTTGGAGAATTATTAGGAGAAAATCAGCCGGCGACGTAACCGCCGCAATTTCAACCGCCATGGTTGTCCACATGTTGAGCAAACCTATCTCAGTACCTAAGATTTTCGTCTGAGCATTGTGATATACTTCACCAATGGGATTTTTTCGTAATTTAATCGGATTAGAACCAAAACCACAAATTTCGGCTCAACTAGCCCCACCGGTTGTCGCTGACCCTTTTAATTTTTATTCTCAGTTTACTCCGTTCCAATCGGTAGGACGTGAGGAAGCAATCTCCGTTCCTAGCGTTATGCGTTGCCGTAACTTAATAGCGACAACAATCGGAACAATGGAACTAAAAACTTATTCCAAGGCCACAAAAGAGGAATTACCAAATTTACCTTGGGTAAATCAATTATCTAAGTCAGCACCTAACTCAATTATTCTCACCGCCTTAATTGATGCCTTAATTTTTTATGGGACAGGGTATCTAGAAGTGGTTGAGGTATATCAGGATGACAACAGACCGGCACGCTTTGATTTTGTCAATAACACTCGAGTTCAAGTTCAATTAAACAAATTAAACACCTTCGTCGATTTTTATACAGTCGATGGACGTGAAAGACCAATGGCAGGGGTTGGAAGTTTAGTCACCTTCCAATCACCTATTGATGGAATCTTACATGCCGGCGCAAGAATTTTACGTGCGGCAATAGATTTAGAAAAAGCCGCCGCTAACGCCGCCGCCGTCCCTACCCCTGCCGGAATCTTAAAAAATAATGGCGCAGATTTAGGTGAAAAAGAAGTTGCTGGATTATTAGCCGCTTGGCGTCGTAGTCGTTCAGAAAGATCAACCGCTTATTTGACTTCAAGTTTAGAATTTCAACCAACTTCGTTTTCACCGAAGGACATGACTTACAATGATAGTTTGCAGTACATGGCTACGCAGGTCGCAAGATTAATGAACGTTCCGGCTTACTATATATCAGCGGACATGAATAATAGTTTAACTTATTCTAACGTGCAAGACGAAAGGCGTCAGTTTGTAGCCCTATCCTTGCAACCTTACGTTAGTGCAGTTGAAAATCGTTTTAGTATGGACGATTTGACATCACAAACTCAATTTATAGCGTTTGACATGGACTCCGGATTTTTAAGAGCCAATCCTTTAGAGCGTTTGAATGTAATCGAAAAAATGCTTCAATTGAATTTAATTTCAGTTGAGGAAGCGAGAGAAATGGAAGAGTTATCACCAAATGGAAATAATTAACTTTAGCGCAGATTTAGAGGCTTCAGAGTCTCGTCGGATAATTGCTGGAAAAATTGTCCCTTATGAGAATGAAATTGGTGCCACCTCGGTTGGCAAGGTAATTTTCGAAAAAGGTTCTATTCAAATTGATGAACCGACCAAAATAAAATTATTGCTTGAGCATGACCCTAAATCTCCAATTGGCAGAATGAAAAAGGTCGATGAGGATGACTCAGGAATTTATGCTGAGTTCAAGGTTAGTAATACCACTAGGGGTACAGATAGCCTCATTGAGGCAAGCGAAAACCTACGTTCCGGCTTGAGTGTTGGAGTGGAAGTTATTAAAGGAAAAAACAGTAACGGAATTTATAGAGTTAGTTCTGCGAAACTTATGGAAGTCAGCCTAGTACAGGCTGCCGCTTTCGAAAGTGCCGCAGTAACTTCAGTCGCTGCGTCAAACGCAGAGGCAGAATCAACCGAAACCAAAACAGAAAATGAGGCAATTGTGGAAAACACAACTGAAACAACTGTTGCGACTGAGGTAGTAGAGACCCCTGCGGTTGAAGCCTCTCGCCCAACAGTATCAGCACCAATTTACACTCGTCCTCGTCTTGAGTTCACAAAGGAGAAATTCCTAGAGAACACACTTCGAGCCAAGTATCTAAACGACGATGAGGCACGCCAATACATTGCCGCCGCCGCCGATACAACTGACAACGCAGGTTTAATTCCTACTCGTCAACTAACTGAGGTAATCAATCCTCTTTCAAATGCAGATCGTCCATTTATTGATTCGATCTCAACCGCCGCACTACCTGACGCAGGAATGACTTTTGAAATTCCTAAGTTAACTCAGGTTCCAACAGTTGCTGAAACTGCTGAAGGTGCCGCACCATCACAAACTGACCAAAATGTTTCCTTCTTGAGCGTTAGTGTCAAAAAGTACGCTGGCCGTCAGATATTTTCGACAGAATTATTGGACAGATCGTCACCTGCGTTCTTTGCAGAGTTGGTTCGTCAAATGGAGTTTGCGTATGCTAAGGCAACAGATATTGCAGTTGGCACCGCTTTAATTGCAGGTGGAACAGATGGTGGAAACCGTACACTTACCGCCGCTAATATCCAAGACTTTATTTCAGACGCCGCAGTTTCTATTTACAAGGGAACTCTTGGCTTTGCTCAAAACATTGTTGTTTCACCTGAGCAATGGGGCGCATTGATGGGCTTAGTAGATGGCTCAAACCGAGCAGTATTTACTCAGACAATCAATCCTCAAAATGCTTCCGGTAACCTGACTCCTACAAATATCCGAGGCAATATCGGTGGTTTGAACCTTCGTGTATCAACCGCATTAACCGACGGTTCAGGAACAGGCGACAACACAATGATCGTCATTAACCCTGATTCTTATACATGGTACGAGTCAACCAAGTATCGTCTTGAGACCAACGTAATTGCAAGCGGTCAAATTGACGTTGCATATTATGGTTATGGTGCAATTGCTACCAAGGTAGGCGCAGGTGCTTACCGCTGGATGGTTGCATAAACTTTCCTCACTAGGGATAACCTGTAAAGGGGCATTGGAAGCCTTTGCCCCTTTACTTTAAGAAAGGACAATACTTTGCCGGCTACCTACGTTACGCAAGCCGAACTTCGGACATTACTTGGAATCGGAACTTTATATTCTGATGCAGTAGTTGAGGAAGTGGCTCAGGCTGCCGAAAATATAATTAAAGGTTTTCTATGGTTTAATAAGGCTTATGTTTATTCAACAGAATTAAAAAGCTTAACAGCAACAATAGTAACAGTTCAACCTCATGGGTTTGTAACGGGTCAATCTGTTGCCATAACTGAAAGCGGTGCAGTTTTTAACGGAACTTACACAATTACCGCAACCACTCCACTATCTTTACAATATGTAAAAGCCTCGGGCGCAGACCAAAATAAACATTTAGTACAACCTTACGGAGTAATAACAGGTTCTTTTCATGGAACAGATTACGCAACTGTTCCCGAAATTCGTCAAGGAACTGCCATGATTGCAGTTGACATTTGGCAAAGCAGACAACAGACAGCCCAAGGCGGCGTTTCTCCGGACTTTCAACCATCACCCTATAAAATGGGAAATACTTTACTCGCAAGAATTAGAGGGCTCATAGCAAATCACCTTTCCCCTAACGGTTTGGTTGGCTGATGACGGTTGCCGTTACAACTCTCAGGTCAACCCTTGCGACGGCGTTGGAGAACGCTGGGGTTTGGCAGGTGTTTTCTTACCCACCTGCCTCACCCATTGCTAATAGCCTAATTATTCAACCGGATGACCCATATATTGAGCCAAGCAATAACATTTATTCAAGTGTTGCGCCTAAAGTAAATTTTCGCTTAGTGATGATCGTTCCAATGCTAGACAACCAAGGAAACTTAAACGGAATTGAAAGTTTTGCTGTTGGAGTCTTTAATAAATTGGCTTCAATCACTAACCTTAAAATTAGTGTTGGAAATATATCAGCACCCAACGTATTGTCAGCAAGTGCCGGCGAAATGCTAAGCGCAGACATGACAATTTCAATAATGACGACATGGAGTTAAAATGAGCGATTTTATAGATGTTCCTTCCGAGGACAAGGCTTGGCTTGAGAAAGTCGGGCAAGTAGCAAAAACAGAAAAGCCAAAACCACTTACTAAGAAAGATGAGGAATAACCAATGGCTGTATTCTTAAATAACAAGGTCGGCGTAAAGGTAAATTCCGTCGATCTTTCAGATCATGTGACTAGCGTCACACTTAACCGTTCGTTTAATGAACTTTCTGTGACAGCGATGGGCGATACAGGCGAAAAATTTGTCAAAGGCTTGGAAACTTCAAGCGTGGCAATTTCATTCCTAAACGACACCGCCTCAGCCAACGTTCTTGCAACATTGCAAGCCGCTTGGGGAACTTCAGTAACCGTAGTTCTTTTGCAGGACAAAGGAACTGCCGTAGGCGCAACCAACCCTCTTTACACAATGACTTGCCTAATAAATAACACCACCGACATAAACGGCGGAGTTGGTGATCTTGGTACTCAGGATGTAACATGGACTGTAAACGGTGCCGTCACCGTAGCAACAACAGGTACATTCTAAGGAGTAGTAATGATTAAATTAAGAGTGACAAAGGCTTCCGGCGAGGTTGCGGAGTACGACATCACGCCGGCACTCGAATACGCATTTGAACAAAATTTCAAAACTGGATTTCACAAGAGGTTTAGGGATGAAGAAAAGCAGTCGGACGTCTACTGGCTTTCTTGGGAAGCCGAAAGACGAGCAGACGTAACCGTTGCACCGTTTGGGGAAAAGTATCTACAAACTCTATCTAAGGTAGAGATTATGGATGCCGACTCCCCAAATGGGTGACGAGGTATGACTTTACTTATCTAATTGCCTTATTGGCAGTTAGGACTGGCATACCTCATTCAGAGTATTTGAAAATGGATAGATCACTACTTTTAGCAACTATGAACGTTCTAAAAGAGGACTCAAAAAGGATGGAAAATGCCGGTAGAGGTCGCAGGGCTAGATGAGACGATATACAGTCTTAAGAACTTTGCCCCTGACCTTTACAAAGACATGCTTGAGGAAATTGACCCTGCAATGCAAAGCATTAGCGACAGGGCAAAAGGTATGGTTCGTGCAAGGATTTCAGGACTAGACACCGGCTGGACTTCGCAAGGTAGAGAAGCCAAGTCACGTTCAAGTCGTAAACGTGGCTTTCCTAAGTATGACCCTTGGAAAATTAGAAAAGGTTTAGGTTACGATTTAGGAACTACTAAACGCAACCGTTCAGGTTTTGTTCAAACATTTATTTTACAAAACCATTCTGCCTCAGGTGCTATTTATGAAACAGCCGGACGAAAGAACCCTCAAGGTCGTGCGGCATTTGTTAACATTAGCGGAGACAAAAAAGGTAAAGTTCAAGGTTATGAAGGCACTTACAAATCTAACCAAAAGTTTTTAAGACGCAAAACTGGAGAGTATGCAAGCAATAACCCGATGGCAGGTTATCAGTTTGTAAAAGCGTTAGACAACCAACAAAAACTGGTTAGTATTGGCAGAGGTCGCAAGCGAGAAGGTCGCTTACTTTATAAAGCATTTTACGACGATCAAGGTAAAGTTCAAGACGCAGTAATGAAAGCGATTGAAAAAGCCAAGAACAGATGGATAAACAGAGTTTCAAAAGCAGGATACAAGTCATTCGATAGGGCGGCATAATGGTCAGTTTTTCACCCATAGACATTGCAATCACCTCAACCTACAAGGACAAGGGTGCGAGACAAGCGCAGAATTCTCTTACTAAATTAACCAAGAGCGCCAACAAGTTAGCCGGTGCGTTCGGACTTGCTTTCGGCGTGACTCAGGTCACACGCTTCGCCAAGGCTTCAATTCAAGCGTTTGCTCAAGAGGAAAAATCGGCCAAGTCCTTGGCCTTAACATTAGGCAACCTTGGGTTGTCTTTTGAAACCTTAGCCACCGAGCAATTTATTCAGCGAATTCAACGCACTAGAGGCATACTAGACAACGAGTTGCGTCCGGCAATGCAACAACTTGTTTCAACCACATTAGACGCCAAAAAGTCTCAAGACATATTACTTACAGCCCTAGACCTTTCAGCCGGCGCAGGAATTAGTTTAGATCAAGCCGTTGACGCCTTAACAAAATCCTTCATGGGTAATAACAGCGCACTAGGTAAATTAAACATTGGTTTGACAAGTGCCACCATAAAAGGCGCAACCTTTACAGACATTCAAGAACAATTAAACAAACAGTTTGCCGGTCAAGGGGAAGCCTCAGCCTCAGGTTATGCAGGGCAGATGGCAATACTTGGCGCAAGTATGGACGTTGTAAAAGAAATTATAGGCGAAGGACTAGTTCGTGCCTTTGAGGACTTAAATATAAACGCACAAAAGTCCGGCGGCATCATGGAAAGTCTTGCCAAAAAGACCGTTACCGCCTTTGAGTATGTAAGTAAATTTATCAAAGGCAATGCTTTACTTGTAACAGGTCAGGCGTTTGATAAGAGTTCATTCGAATATAAGATGAATTTTGATAAACCTTATGACCCTATGAGTGCTAAATTTGATTACGAGGCATTAAGAGCGCAAGAAAAGAAACTACAAGAACAAGCGGCTAAAGCGGCCAAGGCTCGTTTAGACGCTATTAAGAAAGAACAGGCTTTAGTTAAAGCCCAAAAGCAATTACTTAAAGATCAAGAGAAACTTAAAAAATTCGGAACATTATTTGACACCGAACAAATTGAAATTTTTGCCGCACTTCAAGGCAAGATAACTGAACAAGAAAAACTTAGGTTAAGTTTACAATTAGCCTTAATTCAAGGTAACGCAACCGAGGCCGAGAAACTTGGTAGGCAATTAACAATTGCTCAATTACAGACTACCGACCTTGCAACAGCCATTTCCAAAATACCAAAAGCCTTGAACCCATTTGAAGGATTTGGAACTGAGGTTGACAACTTAATTGCCAAAATTTTGAACATGTATAAATTACTGCAACAGCCTTTAAGTACTACAACCACCGCACCAATTAATACTACTCCTTCAAGCGGCTCAACTAATCCAACATTGACCGCAATTGCGGCGCAAATCGATAGCGCAAGAACAAAGTTAACCAATTTCAATGAAAGAATGTTGGCAAAAATAGCGGCTACTAATAAGATTCCTGAGACTACTATCGAACAAGATATTCAGAGTCAATTACAAAGTTACCTTGCCGCCGATACTGCAATGCGTAGCACATTTAAGGACTTAAACATAAACATTGCGCCGGCTGGTAGCGTAGTTACTACCGGTGATTTGGTTCAAGATATTCGCAATGCTTTAATTGAGGCTGGTTTGTCAGGCTCGCAAACCACCGTCAACAGAAATATTGGCGCATTTCAGTAAT